CAATAGTCAGCCATCTGTTCGGAAGGATCTGCGCGGGACAGCACCGCCGGGACTCGCTGGGAAAAAGATTACAAACGTTGGGATGGCGTTTGGTTTCCAGACAGGATTTACCGGAGCAACCGCTGGAGACTCGTTCTGGATTGACAAGATTTCGTTTAACTTTACCCCGACAAGGCAGGGCAGGGTTAAGCGGTAATGGCCCTTGACGAAAGCAACATCGAAGCCACACGGATCGCGCTAAGCGGCGCTGGCCCAATCCCGAACGCCGTCCTCTACAACAATGCTAAAGACCTAGCCGCCGCAATGAAAGCGGCAGGCGTCACGTTTGGTGGAACATCCGACCCGCTCCCCATCGGCTCCGTCGTCGCTTACTCTGGAGCGACAATCCCCACGGGCTATCTAGACGCTGATGGTTCTAGCCAACTCCGAGCATCCTACCCTGACCTCTTTACGGCTATTGGGACGACGTACGGGCCGGGTGCGGTTCCGGGGACGACGTTCGCGCTTCCAAACTTTGTTGGAACCTATACGAACTTCATCATTAAGGCGACGGCTGCGGCTGCTAGTACGACAGTGGTTAGTGAGACGCTCATTGCGGTGCCTCTAGGCTCGCTCCAGTTGTATGCGGGTAGTGTGTATCCGACTGGTTGGCTACGCGCTGACGGGGCTGCTATTGGCCGCGCAACGTACGCAGGCTTGTTCGCGATTATCGGAACAACGTACGGCGCTGGAGATGGCAGCACCACGTTTAACCTTCCTAACCTTGTATCTAGCGGCACTGGAAGCCCTGTCTACATCATCAAGGTTACGCTTAGTGGTAGTGTTGAGCCGTCTACGGTTGCTCATGCTTCGTCGCATATCCGTGCCGGAACGGATGTAATTGACGGGGATCAGGTGCAGATTGATTATGTGCCGTCTGCGTATACGCGGAATGCGGCTGCGCCCGGTGCTGGTGCTGTCACGGATCTTACTGCTCATCTTGCGGGAATTGACGCTGACAAATTGCGCGTAGGCGCTACCGCTGGCGGGGATCTTACGGGAACGTACCCAAACCCGACGATCACGAACATCACGAACGCGCCAATCCATAACAGTAACACAAGCCTTAGTTTGCGCACGAGCAGCATTGAACAGATAAGCATTGACAATCAGGGCCGCGTAACGCTTCCAAATCAACCTAGATTTTTTGCGCTGCTAGGAAGTACTTTGCCAGCAACAGGAACCATAACGAAAATAATCTTTGGTTCAACTTATGTAAATAATCAGTACGGGGCTAGCCCTTACTCAACCAGTACGGGCAATTTTGTTGCTTCAAGAACCGGTACATACTATTTTACTTGTAATTTCCAAAAACGGTTTGCTGGTAACTTGTCGGTTTATTGGTACATAAATGGTGTAAGTATTGGTCGGGGAATTTATACGGATGTTGGCGGAGATAGCCCTAGGCCGACAATGACTTTGATGAGAAACCTTAACGTCAACGATCAAGTTTCCGTTCACTACACTCTGAGTGCTGGGGATATTTATGGAACTTCGAGCGAGCCGCTTTCATATTTTGCTGGCTGGTTGATGGGGTGATGGTATGACTATTTTTGGTAGTGGACATCAAGTAGTAACAAGCACCACACGACCCGCAAGCCCGCTTGTTGGCCAAGTCATATTTGAAACGGACACGCTTTCGTACCGTTGGTACAACGGAACCGCATGGGAAGGCGTTACGCCTGTCGGAACTATCCAGCCGTTTGCGGCGGCGACTGCTCCAAGCGGTTGGGAGTTTTGCAATGGTGCTGCGCTAAACAGTGTCGCTAACCCAAAGTACGCAGATTTGTTTGCCGCAATTGGCGTGACATACGGTGGTAGTGGCGCTTCTAGTTTTAATGTTCCGAACCTTGCTGGTCGTACCACAGTTGGCGCTGGCACTGGATCGCAGCAGGGAGTTGCTGGGTCGGGTGTTATTACTGGTGGTACGGCATTAACGGCGCGTACACGGGGCCAGTTCTTTGGCGACGAGCGTACGCAAACTCATACTCACTCTGGTACAACTGCAGACGAAACGCAAGACCACATTCACGGCTTTAACCCGCGTTCTGCCGGTGGTTGGAATAGTGGCGCTACGCAGTTGATTATCAACGCTGGCTCACAGTACTGGGGACTCCGCAGTACTGCCAATAATGGCGACGGTGGTACCACTGGCCCTACGTACGGAAGAAGCGCAAGTCATAACCATACCTATACGACAACATCTGCAAGCGTCGCCGGTACGCAACAGAATCTGCAGCCAAGTGTTGTCACTAACTACATCATTAAGATTTAGGATAAACATGCCACATCAAATTATTCAAAGAACTTTTGAGATTCCAGATGCTTTGCATTCCCTTTGCCCTGACGCCGACTGGAAATCCCCGGATTCGACGTGGGAGTCCTTGGAGTGGTTGTCGGATAATATTCCAAAGCCTACACTTAATGAGGTTTTGGCTGAGGTTGACCGGCTTCAGGAAGAGTGGGACACGACAGAATATCGTCGCTGGCGGGATATCAATTATCCTTCTGTTGGCGATCAGTTGGATGACCTGTACCGCGCTGGGATGTTTTCTGCTGAGATGAGTGCGATTATCAAGGCCGTTAAAGACAAGTTTCCAAAGGAGTAGCGGATGTCTCCAGCATTTACCGGCCTAGGCGCAACAGTGGGAACCTCTGCGGAGCGTGTTGCTCTTGTTTCGCCACAGATGGGTCAACTCTTTTTTGAGACTGATACTACGTTGTTTAAGGCGTGGAATGGTTCTTCTTGGATCACTACGCTAATTGGACTAACGGCTGGTGGTGATCTTACTGGAACCTATCCGAACCCTACCGTTGCAACTGTCCCTAAAACTGCTTTGCCCTCTGGGGCAGTTCTTCAGATGCAGCATTTTTCAACATCAACGCAGGTATTTGTTACAAATACGGCTGTGCCGCAAGTAGTTTCTATTGGCCTTTCTGGTTCTATTACTCCAATTTCAACTTCAAGCAGAATTGTTGTTCAATTGTCTATTCAGATTCGTACTATTGGAAGCGGAAGCGGCGGCGGTATCCGTGTTTTGAGGAACGGAAGTGTCGCGGTTGCTACTCCAGATGGCAATAACTATGGCCTTGGGTATACGAATGCTGCGCAAACTCCCTCTGGCCGCTACTCGTGGTCTGGCGTTGACTCTCCGAATACTACTTCTGCGACAACCTACGCCGTTTTTGGGAGTTCGTATAATACGAATGGTATTGACTTTCAGGATGATGGATCTTATGCATCCACAATGCTTTTGTGGGAGATTCGGTAATGGCAGCAAAAGTAAAAGACGCAATTTTGAGTCTTCGCCCCGGCGCTCAGTGGGCTGTTTATGATAACGATTATTCGACACTTATCTGGTATGGGGACGACGATCCGCCGGAACTGAGTGTAGTCCAAGCAGAAATTTTGCGCCTTGATGCTGAGGCATTGGCTGGCGCTTATCGCGACAAGCGCGCCAATAAGTATCCTTCAATTGGCGATCAGTTGGACGCGCTGTATCACGCTGGCGTGTTCCCTGCTGATATGGCCGCTCAAATCAAAGCCGTAAAAGACTCTTATCCTAAGCCGGATATATCCGCGTAGCGTCTGATACTCTATAACTATGTATTTGTACGACGCTCAGCGCACAAACTTTCAGACTGCAATGCCGCGCCTCGCCACGAAGCCGGGTCAGCAGCGCCAGTTGATGCCGCGTAGTATGAATCGTGGCAAGGCTGCGATGCCGCAGCCCGCTATGCCGATGCCTGCTGGCGCTTCTAAGGGGCAGCGTCCTGCTCCTGTTTCGATGGGGACGGGTAATGTTGGTGGTGCTCCGATGCTTGCGAAGAAGCCGATGCCTGCTGATGGTGAGATGAGCATTATGCCGGTGAAGAAGGGGCTTAGCGGGCCGATGAAGTCTGCTGATATGATTAAGAAGATGGCTGCTTTCAAGCCTACAGGAGCGTAAGAGATGGCTGGTTTTGCGACAGGTCGACCTAAGCCTACGGGTGTTCCCGCTGGGATGAATCAGAGCGGAATTTTTGCTGGGGGCCCCGGCAGTTCTGGTTCTGGCAAGTCTAAGTCTGAGGCTGAGAAGGCTGCTGGGACGACGGGTTACAATACTCGTGGTGCTCAGGCTGGTCGTACTGCTGGTGGTGCGGCTAAGACGGGTGTTACTGGTTCTGGTAATCCTACTTCGCAGTGGGTTGGCACTGGTAAGGATCGACGTTACGTTCAAATTCCCAAAGCCAATACTGGTAGTGGCGGAGTTGCTCCGCCGTCTTATAGGGAGCAGAAGCGCCGTGAGGCTCGTGATGGTGTTAATGCTGGCACGAGTCGTAATGCTCCGACCCGGGTGAATCGTTCTACTGCGACTCAGGATCAGGGCGCTAGCCGTGGTACTCCTGAGCGCGAGCAGGAGAATAATCCCCCGAAGCAGGACGATGCTGCTAAGCAGAATGATGCGCCGAAGCAGGAGACTTCGTCGAAGGTGAGTACTTCGACTTCGTCTGGTTCCTCTTCGTCCTCGTCTAGTGATAAGCCGAAGAAGTCTGCTCCTGCTGTTCCGGGAACGCTTAATTATTTCATGAAGATGACGATGAAGGATGGGAAGAAAAATGCTCGCAATCGTGCTTATCAGATGTTTAAGAACTATAAGAAGTCTGGTAAGTTGCCGAGCGATATGGGTTCGGCCACGCAGTAGTGGCGACTCGTCCTGCCCCTGCTAAATCGGGCAATAGGCCGCCCGCTCCTCCTCCGGCTCCTAAGCCTCCGACCCCTAGGCCCCCGGCTCCGAAGCCTGCTGCTACTCCTAGGCCCCCGGCTGCTCCTGCCGCTAAGCCGCCGCGTACTACTCCTGTAAGGAATGCTGGCGGACAGCCGATTAGCCGTCAGGGTAATGCTCCTGCTGCTAAGCCGCCGAAGCCAACTAGCAATCCGGGGCCGGGCCGGTCGTGGGTGTTTAAGAATGGTAGTTGGGTTGCAGAGCGTAAGACTGTTGCTGCAAATGTGAGCGCTCCGGCTGGGGCTACTGGTGGCAGCACGCAGACGGGTAATAACGGTAGCGTTGTTCTCGGTGCCCCCGCTTCTGATGCTGATACTGGTGTCGATACTGGTGACGCCGGTGTCGGTGCTGCTGTTGAACCGCCAGTAACGTCTAAAACTCCTGAGCAGATTGCTGCAGATGTGGCAAAGTCTGCACAGTCTTCTGTTGCGATGAGGGATCCGGCTCTTGCTGGCAGGTACACGAGCGAAACTACTGGTCTTGGTGGCCTTGGAATTAAGTACACGAAGGCTGGGGGTGGGACGGCGACCTACGAAGATATCTTTGGTTCTCTCGCTCCGGGGTCTAGTGTTGACCGTAGCAAGTTTGAAGTGCGTGATGCTCTTGGACGCGTGGTCAATACGGATCTTCTTGGCAGTGATGTTTATGGTGGTGCTGCTGCTACTGATATTGCTGGCACTGCGCTTGGTAATGAGATCCTTGGTGCTCGTCGTGCTGCTGCTAGTGAGGCTGAGGGGCGCTCGTCTAGTGGTGTTTCTGGTGGTGGTTTGCGGAATGCTGCGGGTGAGGTGCAGGGGCAGCGTGAGGGTGCGGCTATTACTGGCTTGCTTGGCAAGTTGTATGGCATTGAGGGTGACATTGCGAATGAGCGTACTAAGACGTATCAGGATGCTCTTGAGACTGCTGCTGGTGGGGATATTGGTCGCTGGGCTCCGGAGCCTAGTGCTCCTGCTGGCGGTTCGACTCCGCCCCCTGCGAAGCCCAAGCCTAAGCCGGTTAAGCCTAAGCCGGTTAAGCCTAATGTTCCTAAGGCTCCGGGTGGTTCTCCTAAGACGAAGCCGCCTAAGCCTGCTGGTAATCCGGGGCCGGGCCGCAAGTGGGTCTATAATGCAAAAAGTAATTCTTGGCAGGCGGCGCGCAGATGATCACTGACATTCAGAAGAAGAAGTAATGGCGAAGCCTAAGAAAACAATTCCCGGCCCGTACGATACGCCGTTTATGAACAGGCGTCAGCGTGAGCAGAAGGCTCAGCAGACAGCGCGAGATGCGGTTGAGAGCGTTGCGCAGATTGATGCTCGTCGTCAGCGTGAGGAACTTGCCGCTCAGGGAATTACGCAGTCGTTTCAGGATATGCTGCGCGAGCAGGCTAATGCCCAGACTAATCGTCTTGCTGCTATTCAGGCTTCTGCTGGCCAGAATGTTGGTGCTGGTACGCTGGCTTCTTCGATTGCTGGCACTACGCAGGCCGCTGATCTTGCGCCGCGTCTTGCTGCTGGTCGTGGTACGGAGATTGTCGCTGATGTTAATGCTCGTGCTTCGCAGGCGCGTAAGGAGCGGGCGCAGGATTTTCGTAAGTATCTGACGCAGGCTCGTGCTGATGTGGAGGCTGGTGAGCGCGAGAAGCAGGCTGCGCGGATTGAGTCTGCTGCTACTGCTAAGGCTTATGATCTGAAGTTGAAGGATTATGAGCGCAGTAATTACGAGTCTGATCGTAATTATGATCTTGCTGTGGCTAAGTACGAGTCGCAGTTGGCTAAGGCTGACACTGGCAAGATTGATGATCTGATCCCGACGTTCTCTACTATGGCTAAGGAACTTGCTTCGAAGAAGGGCACTGGCGGTTATGAGGGAACTGTCACTTATACCGATTCCATTGATGGTAAGCAGAAGAAGATTGATGTGAAGGGCGTTGACTTTAAGCCTGCTGGTAAGTCTCAGGCGCAGCGTGATGCTTTTTGGAAGAGTTACATTGAGAAGAAAACTGGTGCCAAGATCTCTGGTATTCCTGTGCGTACTGTTGAGCGTGGCTCTACAAAGACTCCTCCGCTTGATATTGCGAAGGCAATGTTTGATTCTGCTGGAACGCTTGGATCGTTCAGTACGGCTGAGATTTATCAGGCAATTATGCGAACGCCCTTTGGCATGATGAATGCCGCTGCGGTGCGAGAGGCGTATCAGGGGATGTAACTTGCCCCCGACTCCTCGCGACCCAAAGAAGCCAGTCATCATCACCTCGGGGCCGGGCCGCCCTGCTCCGATCAAGAAGCAGCCACTCCCGGCTTACGGGCCGTACAAGTTGCCGCTTACGGATGTTGAGAAGCGCATCGTTATTAGGAAGCGTACTCCTAAGTATGTTGATACGCCGCAGGGGAGGATCGCTACTGGTGGTGGTGGCGTTGGATTCTTTACTAAGGGCGACAAGGGTGCGATCATGGGGCGCGTTCGTGAGCGCGCGATGGAGCGCGAGGAGGGGATTCGTGAGCGCGTTGAGAAGTCGCGTGCTGCCGCCGAGGAGAGTAGGCTGTCGCGTCCTGTTGACACTAGTGCCCTGAAGCGTGTTGTCAACGAGGAAAAGAAAAAGGCTGTTAACACTAATTTCCTTGAGGGTCTTGCCGGTGAGATCGGCCTTGACGATTTCTACAGGGACAATGTTTTGCCAACAGTTGGGCGCGCTTTGGGTCAGGCTTTTGAGAATGCTAAAGAAACGTATGGCGTTAGTCTTGTTTCTCCTCTGGTTGGCATTGGTCGTACTGTTGCTGATGCTGCGGGTGTTGAGGAGGAAATTGACGAGTCGTTTGATTACGCTGCTGAACTTGTCAAGGGCGGGGCTGGCATTGCGAAGACGCAGGGGTTTGATCGCGCTAAGCCGTATGTAAAGAGCGTTATCGATGGTGCTTCTCGTATTGGTAAGGGCAGCGTTGAGACGGTGGGCAAGGTCGATGATTTCTTGCAGACAGAGGTTCCTGTCTACGATTCGGTAAAGACGTGGACTGATCGTAATGCGCTTCAGCCGTCGAAGGATGCTGCTGCCGAGGTTTTGTCTCGTGTTATTGATCAGCCGGTAAATCGTCGCATTGATGGTGCTGATGAGTTTGATAGGAACTTTATTTATCAGGCTAATGATATTACGCAGCGAGGCATGGAGCGCGAGACAGCAGCGCCGCAGGAGCGTCGTGACGTTTGGGTTCAGATGGCGCTTGGTGAGTACGATGATCCTGCGTGGGAAGGATATAAGTCTCCGTTTACGCGCGAGCAGTTGAATCGTATGTCGGATTATGAGTTGGCGAATGCGGCATATGGAACGCACACGAATGCCATTGCTTCGTTGTTTGAGGCTGCAAAGAATGATTTGAAGAAGATTGGCGCTATGCCCGCCGCCGTTGGTGCCTTGTCTCGCCAGATTCAGGATGCGAATGATAAGGGTGATTTCCGCGGACTGGGCAACATGGCTGAGTTCCTTGTCCGTCAGGGCTTGTCAAACATGGTTGCCTTGAGTCAGGCAAACCTGTATGTGATGACGGGCGGGAAGGCTGGTAATTATCAGGATCTTGTGCGTGCTCTGCAGGCCGAGCCTATTCTGACTGGGCTTGATACTGCTGCTACAGCAACGCTTTATGGCAAGGCGGCGACGTTTGGATTGAAGAGTGGAGGTGCCGTGTCTAAGGCTGGCGCTGCTGCTAGTCGCATTCCGGGTGCTGTTCCCGCTGGCCGTGTTATTGCTCGTGGTGCTGAGGCCGCTGCCGCTCGTCCTGTTGCTGGCGCTCCGCTTCGTGCTGCTGCTGCGACCGGGCGTGGTTTGCGTCGTATTGCTGATGTTGATGTGGTTGAGGTTCGCGATCCGGCAATGGCTGCAGTTGGGGATATTGCTGGCGCTACGGTTGGTGCTGATCGTACGTTCCGCCCGTCTTCCTCGTTCTTTTCTAAGTCGGCTTCGCTTTTGCGTAAGCGCCTATACGAGGGGAACAACCCCGTTTCGCGGGCTATCTACAAGCGCGGAGAAGTCGCTGACGCTAGCAAGTTTCGCGCTATCGCATCTGCTGTTGTGGAAGAGTTGGGAACTGAGCGTGCCGCTCCTGTCGTCAAGGCGTTCAAGGAGATCTTTGATGAGGATCCCAATGTTGCCTTGCGTGTTATGTGGGATCTCAGCGGTTCGGAATCGTTCAAGATGCCCGGGGGACTTGGCGGTCGGGTTGTCGATCTGACACCGGGTAAGCGCGCTGACGAGTTGGAGAGCGTACTTGCTGGGCAGTTGTGGGTTAGGCGTGCGGATAAGGGTGGTGATGATGCGTTTAGGTTTAGCGATGCTTCTCCGGGTGAGGGTTGGGTAAACGTTGTCGCGAAGAAGCCTAAGGGAATGCCCAAGGGCAGCGTTATCAAACTAAGTAAGATTGAGAAGACGAACATTGAGCAGAGCATTCTGCTTCTTCGCAAGATTGATGATCTTCCAGAGGATGTTGTTGCACGCGCTAAGGAGCGCCTTGACGCCCCGTATCGTGAACAGTTTGGCGAAACGATTGGTAAGCGGATTGGTGGGCGTAATGCTCCGGAGGGTTCGCTTACTGATGTTCTGCAGTTGCAGGAGTTGCAGAATATGCGGAGCCTTGACAGGCTTGGCGTGGGGATTGATCCGCGTGTTGCTGATATTTCTCCGGGTGTTCAGTCGCGTTTGTCTGAGCAGTTTGGTATTGGGAAGCCGACTGGTATTGGGCGTCGCGACATTGCTGGTGTTGCTCGTCTTCAGGATGAGACGATTGCTCGCCTAATGCCGCTGGTTGGTGACGAGTTTAGGGCTGAGGTTGAGCGCATCATTGGCGAGGAAAGGGTTAAGGCCGAGGGTAGGCTGCAGGATCTGCGCGACCAGATCCAACGTCAAGAGCGTGCTTCCGAAAATATTCAGGAGGCACAGAACACTATTGACGAATTGAATTTTGAGATTGATCAAATCAATCAGCGCCTTGGCGCATTGGATGCTGAAAGTCCTGATCGCGTTGCACTGACTACTCAAGAGGCAAGCGATCTGGCTGATGAGCACGTTGCCTTCTGGGATACATACCTTCAGGACTCTAAGTCTGCTTCTGCTGGTGTACGAAGCATCATTGAGGAAGACCCATACATTGATCCTAAGGTCGTCCTAGGCGAAAAAACTGCTGACGCTACGGGTAGTAACACTGGTGGTTCTTCTGGGTTTTGGACAGGAACCGATGGTGTCAGGCGGTATGTCAAGGAATACGACGACCCCGGTCAAGCATTTGACGAGGTTATTGCCAATACGATTTATCGCGCTCTCGGAATTAGGGTTCCAGAAAGCAAACTTGTCAGGGGCGAGAACGGCGAAATCCTTGTCGCCAATACTATTGTCGATAACGTCACTAACCCATTCAACGCCAATTTTCTTGACGCGGAAGAAAAACTTCAAAATGCTGAAGCAATTCTTGACGGAATTGTCGCTGATATTTGGCTTGCAAACTGGGACGCAGTTGGTATTGGGGCAGAGAATATTGGGAATACTGGAGTTGGGATTCCGTTCAGGCTTGACCAAGGCGGTTCGCTATTCCACCGTGCTCAAGGAGAACTTAAGCCAAGCGAGTCTCTTGACAAGTTCGACATTGAGGATTTTGTAACGCAGAATCCCGAGTACGCTTCCGTCATCAAGGCTGCTGGTTTTGAGAATGTCAAGGATATTCCGGGGCTTAGTCAGCAGTTGTTTGAGATTATGAAAGTTGTCGATTCCTTTGATGGGATGGGCAACTTTGTGGACAAACTTCTTGAGCCGTTCAAGTTGAGCGACGAGAATGTTGGCCGCTATGTGAATGTTCTTTATAGGCGACTTGGGGAACTTAAGAAGCAAATTGATTTTGAATACGAAGATTACTTTTTTGATGTAAACGCTTCTAAGCAGTCGGTTAAGGAAGACCTTGTTTCTCAAACTGGTATTGATGATTTTGATTTCGCCAAGTCTTCTACTGACTACTACATGGGTACCGGATACGACGCCATAAATACTGAACTCCGTGATGGCCTTGTTGAGCCGGGTAGTGTCATGGAAAAGAGGATCGCCGCAATTGATTCTCTTATTGAAAATTCTCCTGCGACGACTAGCCCAATGGTTGTGTTCCGTGGAGCAAAGGGTCTTTACGATGAACTCGTTCCCGGAGACACCATTGTTGATAATGGTTTTATTTCTACTGGGTTGGAAATTACTACCCCTGAATGGTTTGGCGGGGTTGACTATAGCCGCGGTGTTTTGCTTGAGGTCTATGTACCCGAGGGAACGAAGGGTCTTTACGGTAATGCTATTAGGTATGCCGAAAGCACTCAGGATTCGAAACAGGGACTTAGCCCCAATGATTGGGGTTATTCGGAGAACGAATTTATTCTTCCTCGCGGTACCGAGTTTTACGTTATTGATGTAAACAATTATGCGAGCGGAGCAAAGATTGCTCGTGTTTACGCGATTACTCCCGGAAGCAAGTTTTCAATTGAAGACATTCCCGAGTTTGGTGGCACGAAGCAGAAGGCCATTCTTAGCGATCGTCAGGATATCAATACAGCGGACATTCAGGGTCTTGAGTCCGATATTGCTGAGTACTCCAAGCAGGCTGATCTTCTCCCGGAGACAAGGAAGGCGTACGAGGAAGCGCAGAAAGACTATGAGTCTATTCTTGCTGCGCAAAATGATATTGACATGATCGCTGAATCGCTTATGCGTGACGTGATTGAATCTGGCGCAATCCCGACGGGGGCTCGTGTGCATATCCCAACACTTGGTAGTCCTAAGGGCGCTAAGAAGACGGTGCTTCCTAAGGAGGCGCTTGCTGGTCGTGGTCGTCCTCGCGACATGCTCAATATTTATACGGGTCAGTTTGCTTTGCTTGGTTCGGTTGAGGATCTTGAGCGCTTCTCTGGCGCCCTTGCTCGTAATCTTCGCATTCCGTTTATTGCGTTTGAGTCGGTTACGCGCTTTACGGATTACTTGATGCGTACTGGTACGACGATTAAGTTTGCTGACGATAAGGCTACGTTTAAGCAGCAGAAGGCCGAACTTATTGAGGCTGGGATTATCAACGGCAATGGCGAACTTGGTTCTGATTATGTTGTTCTTCCGGTTAATGAGCAGACTGGTTTTCTTGACGCTGATTCTTTTGCAAAACTTGACTTCAAGAAGGCTGAGGAGGTTGGCACAAAGGGGCGTAGTGACGCTGGCATTGATGACGCTCAGATTGCTGTGATCTTTGAGAAGGCCCTAGACGATAATGCGTTTGACAATCTTGATTCGATTGAGCGTGGAAGTAGGGTTGTCATCGTCAGCAAGAAGCGCCTTGAGTCTTTGAAAAACGAGATGGCTGCTGCCGCTAAGTCCCCGGGTCTGCTTAGGCGCATCACTCGTCAGTGGGTTCGCTTTACTCTTACGACTCTTCCTCGTACTCCGATTGCAAATATTGCTGGCTCTGGTTTGTTGTCTGCTCTTGGTGGTGGACTTGGCGGGTACCCGGAGGCAATGCGTATGTTGCGTCGTGGTCAGGCTCCGCCGGAACTTTTGAACAATGGTTTGGCTGGTTCGTTTGACGAGGGTGGCGATCTTGTTATTGCTCCTGAGCGTGGCGCTAAGTTCCGTGGCGCTCAGCGTTACATGAACTACATCTATTACTACAACGTAATGGGTGAGGATCTTGCTCGCTTGTCGGTATTCATGCAGGCCATGAAGCGCGGCCTGAAGGATCCGAAGGCTCGCGCCAAGATTGATGCTGAACTCAAGGAGGTAATGGATCTTAATGATTCGTTCCAGACGCTTCTTGAGGCTGTCTCTCGTGGAGAGTTTGCGAATGGTAGGGCGCTTACTCCGGAGTTGGTCAGGATTAGGGATAACGCTCTGCAGAAGGCTGAGGATTTTCTTGGCGGCGCTCGCGGTTTGACGAGTCGTCAGCGTCTCGTAACTACGGCTGTTCCGTTCTGGATGTGGTACAAGCACATCTTCAAGTTGTACTTCTACACGCTTCCGTTCAAGTATCCGGGCCGCGCGTTGACGCTGAATGCTATGGCTCGTCTTGGTGCTGAGGAGTCTGCTCGTAATGGCTTCTACGATTCGTTCTACGAGGATGCGATCAAGGTCGGCGAGGAGGCGTTTGGTAGCAACATCTACTCTAAGGGTCTGGCTACTAATATCTTCCCGTTCAACTTTGGTGGCGCACTTGAGTACGACGAGGGCGCTCCGGGTGTCCAGTTTGCGCTGTCTAACATTGCCCCGACTATTACTGTTCCTGCTCGCCTTGCTGGCATTGGTATTCCGGGCGCTCCGATTATCGGTGCGGGCGGTGAGCGTTTGCGCCCCGGTGATGTGTTCGCCCCGGGGTATGCGGAGGCTGGCGTGGCTGAGGCTGAGAAGTTGCTTGCTCCGCTTGGGTTGGCACAGAGCACGCTTGCTCCTAGGTCTAGCCTTATCTTTAATGCGTATCGCCTTGCTTCTGGGCAGCCGTTGCCTAGGGCTGAGCAGCGCGGTGAGGGCGAGCAGTACGCTGTCACTCCGCGTGGCGCTGCTGGGCTTGGGTTGCCGCAATCTGTGCTTGATATGTTCATGCGTAGTTTTGGTTTGAGTGTTGTTCGTACTCCTGTCCGTGGCCCTGTTGCCGAGCGGCGTATCATCGATGAGCAGGCGCGCCTTGCGGAAGAGGCGCGTAAGCGCTATCGCGAGAGCCTTGGGTTAGACTACTAGCATGGCGTCTTACTTCAGCGACATTGCTCCGACTCTTGCTAAGCGCAGCAAGTTGAACATTCGTCTTCCACTAAAGGATGACGCTGCCAGTCGTGCAGTTGTGGTTCCTAGTGATCCGCGGTTTGATGCTAATGCCGGGTCGGCTCCCGTTGGCATGCAGTACGGTGGTGCGCAGGACGGTCGCGTATTCAATATTGGCGGCTACCCGGTATCCGTGAAGGGGAAGATTATTGGGAATCCGGGCGCGGGGACGCACAGTATGGGCAACTGGGAATCTGATAACGCCATTGATATCTCAACTAAGGATGGGACTCCGATCCTTGCTACGCAGGACGGGACTATCTCTAAGACGTTTGCTAGCAGCATGGATCCGAAAAGTCGGATGGCTGGCATTCAGGTTCACTTTAACACTGGTGATAACGAGTGGTTCTATACGCACTTGTCTCGCCTCGCTGGTGGTATCAAGGCCGGTACAAAAGTGAAGAAGGGGCAGGTCATTGGTTACAGCGGTAGCGCTAACGGCGTTGGCCATCTCCATCTTGGTGTGAAGAACGGCAATCCCCTTGACTTGTTGGGGCTACGGTGAGCGACGATAACGTTAGCATCATCCTCCATCGCCTTGAAGAGATGGATAAGAGACTCTGCCAGATTCATGCAGAAGTGAAGAAGACTAATGGTCGTGTAACTTCGCTGGAAATGGAGAATGCTAAGTGGAGGGGATTTGCTGAGGGGCGTCGTATTCATGGTATGATCGCGGCCAGTGTTATTAGTGGCGGAATCCTTGCTGCTACTATCTGGTTTGTTACTACTGCTATCTAGTACACCCTAACTGGAGAAGAGATGCGTACTCTCACTTTGACTTCGCCCGTCATGCGCGGCGAGGATGTTCGCACAGCACAGCGCAGGCTAAATAACTTTGGCTGTTTTGCTGGTGCTGAGGATGGGATTTTTGGTGAGCAGACCGCTCGCGCTTGTTCGCAGGCTAAGTGGATCCTTGGTTATGCGAACAAGGATGTGAAGCCTATCTATGGCGACACGCTAAACGATTACTTGCTTGGCTTGAAGAAGCCGAATCTTGTTATGCGTCAGCGTGCGAAGAGCCGGTCGAATGGCAAGACGCTTGGCGAGAAGGCGCTGAAGATTGGGCGTGGCTTTGTCGGTGTGAAGGAAGATCCGCCGAACTCTAATCGTGTGATGTTCTCAGAGTGGTACGGAATCATTGGCCCTTGGTGCATGATGTTTGTTACCTATTGTTTTGTGCGGGCGGGTAGCAAGGCATTCAAGCGTGGTGAGAAATGGGCGTACTGCCCGTTCGCTGTGGATGACGCGCGTGCGCAGAAGGGGACGAGCATTGTCGCGCGTGGCCAAGAGCGCAGTGGCGACATCGTGTTCTTTTCTTGGAAGCGTGATGGTGTTGCGAACCATGTCGGCATCCTTATCAGCGTGAATAAGAATGGGACTATTCTTACGCTTGAGGGTAATACCAGCACGGGAGATGACTCTGATGGCGGAGAGGTGCAGGTGCGCACCCGCGACGTTGCGGATGTTCTCTGCTACGTCAGGGCGGTCATCTGATGCGACTCATCAAGGTACGCGAGGACTTCTCTAAGACTGTCCCGCATGTAAACCTGTATCCGATTGGCGATACGCACCTTGGTGCCATCGACACGGACGAGGCTACGCTCCGCGCCGACATCAAGAAGATCGCCGACGATCCGTTCGCCCGCATCATCTTCATGGGCGACTGTGGTGACTGCATCACTCATCGCGACCCGCGCTTTGCGGCTGGCATGTGGGCGCAGCGCTACATCGAAGCGATGCACCATGAGGGTGGCGTTATCACTGAGACGGTTGAGCACGTCGCAGAGTTGTTCGATCCGGTTCGGTATAAGATCTGGGCTTGGCTTTCGGGCAACCATGAGCGCACGATCCGTAAGCACACTGATCGCGAGATCGGCAACGAGATCTGCGCTCTGCTTGGTATCCAGTCGAAGTACCTTGGGTACGGCGGATTCGTCCGGGTGGAGTGGCATCGCTCGTCTACGAACTCTGGGCCGCAGGCTGTCACCGTGATCGACGCTATGCATGGTTGGCAGGGTGGCCGCAGGTCTGGTGCGAAGTTGAACCAGATGGAAGTAGAGTTGTCTTACACTGATGCTGACATGATCCTGCGCGGTCATTCGCATGATCGTGTTGCTCAGGTGATCCAGTCGTTGCGTGTTGCGCGTGGTGGTGTGCAGGATTGGCCTCGCGTCATCGCCCACACTGGAACGTACAAGCAGGGCTGGGTCGATACTGGCAATGATGAGACGCACGATACTTGGGAGGAGACCAAGGGTTTCCGCAAGCGCGGATCTGCGACTACTGGCCCCCCGGTCATCACGATTATCCCGACCCTTTCTCTTGATCGCCCTAGCCGTGTGCGCGAAGGCGGTACACTTAATGCAAGCGTCAACTACGAAGTGAGGATCTAAAGTGAATCTCAATCCTAAGATTGCGTCGGCTGGTATTGCCGGTGCGCTGACCGTTGTACTGATGTGGTGCGCCAGCCTGTTCGGGCTTGAGATTCCTGCTGAAGTCGCGTCGGCTATCACCATCATCATCGCGTTCGCTGCTGGGTACATTCGCCCGCAGGGTTCGTGGTCGCCGCGTGACTAGCGGTTTCCTCTACCGGCTCAACAAGCAGATCCTTCAAGCGCGAGAGCGCGTCATCAGCGGCCAGTTGTGGGCTGCCGATGACGCGCTCCGTGAGATCCAGCGTCAGATCAGTAGGGAACTATACGGTGATGTTGAGCAGGCTCCGCGTCAGCGACTGGTCAGTCGTGGAATGCATCGCAGCCGCAAGCCTCGCACGGGGGAGTAACTCCGACTCGCTGCCAGCAGGGGTATTCGCAGTCTTCGTCGCAGACGCAGTGCGGCGTGCTGATCTTGCCGTCCTTGTGCGGGGTCATTCGGACTCTTCGCTTTCCGTCTGTGTTGCTGGGTTTTCCCATGTGCTTAGACTAGCGCGCGTTGCCCACGCTAGGTTGGCGGCCTTGGCTTCGTTCCACGATGCATCCGGGTCGGTGTACCTTCGCGCAAAGTCGTAACGCGCTTTGTTCATGGCGAGGTATAAGACCATGTCGTATGCCTCTTCGCGCATGTTCTCATGGAATGTGTCCCACTTCCAGTCAAGCCATTCGCCGTCGTGTTCCTCGCAACCAGCAATGTAGCGGCGCTTCAGAACTTCTCGTAGGGTGGCTGGTCGCAGGATGTCCCAGATATGAAAGTCGACGATCTCTCTAATCGAACTTTCAATGTGCTTCTCAACGTCGTCCCAGATTTCAGAACTCATCTTCGCTCTCCAGTTCTTGCGCTAGGCGCGGGTGTAGTTTCGCCATCTGCTCGTAGGTGACAGTGAACTCTGTGCCGTCGTGTCGCGTGCATGTCTTCGGGCCCCCAGCCTTGAGGCGATACATGTGTTCCTTCAGGCTAAGTACTTGGTTAGTTCCATTTGCACAGCCCTCGTCACAGTACGGCTTGCCGCGTACTTCAAGGGTTACGCTTGGTTGGAGGGGGGCCCCACACCGTTCGCAGATATTGAATCCAAGCGGAGGTGTTACTGCGCCTAGCAGTCGGTCGCGTTGCTTTAGTAGCCATGCTGGGTCTTCCTTTGCCTGTGCTCTTGCGCGTTCCATTTTGTATCGCATGTAAGCGGATGGATTATCAATAATCATCCCCTTGTCTTTGTCCTTTTGCACTGCCTCTTCGGCTACGAGTGAGAGGATCTTATCCATGTATTCGTCGTTCACTTCTACGCTTCCCCCTCTAGCCACTTGATGTCTTGATCTGTTAGTTCGATTGACTGCAGAGTTTCGATGCGGTGGGCAAGGGCAATGCAGATTGCGTCTCGTTGATCCTCTGTCGCGTTGTCCCACTGATTCTCCAACTGTGGGACGTTCTCTCTAATTGCGGCATGAATCCTATCCTTCATCCGCTCACCCTCTGGCAGCGGGTACTGCTTACGGAGGATGCTCTGCCATGTCGTCGGCGAGTACCATTCCGTGTGCGGGCCGCATGCTGCTGACACAGCGCCTACGAGCGGCATCAACTTACCGCCGAACCCGACGGGAGATTCGATGGCGACGCTTGTGATGTCTACGCTGTCGTGGATGATGTCAAGTAGACCTGCAGTTTTGTAGTGGACTTCGACGCACCGCTCGTTGGGCTTCTTCGTGTCGATGCTGAATAGCAGCGCTCCGGTGTCACTAAGATCTCCCATCGCTGGGATGACGCCGATGGCGATGAACTTGGTGCTGATGTCGATGCCTACGACGACTGGTTTGCGGTCAGCGGGGTCTTCGTGCGGCGGGTACAGCATGCTGGTGACGCACGACGGACAGTCGCAGAGTGTGTCTGGGTTAACTGTCATGTCTTCCTGACAGGAGATAGGCGATAAGGATAATGATTGCCAGCCCAACGACTTGGCTTGTATTCACTTCCACGAACCATCGCTGTTGAACCCGTAGAAGCCGATCATCTCGCTGCATTCCCACCCGGTGTATCCGTACCCCGGGTAGGTCTTCTCGGCCCACTTGTAGAAGCGCCACGATGCTGCGATCTGTTCCATGGGAGTGGCCTGATGCATGTCTTCTGGCTGACCCTTGCGCTTGAACGTGTCCCACAGAATATTGGTCATGCCCAATCCTCCCTTGAAGGAGTGGTTGTGGGACTGGTGCCATGCGACACCAGCCCACTTACCCTTGCGCCCTGACGGCTGCTCGCACGCGCCAATCTTCAGGGCTGTGTCCACCCAGTACTTGGGTGGGGGCGTTGCTCCCTGCGCGTTGCTCTGTCCCCACAGAAATGCGCCGACGATGACGCATGTGAAGAGGACTCCGCACAGGAAGCCACGATCCCACTGGTTAGAACGGGATGTCGCCATCGAACGTCTCCTGCTTCGGCGCTGCGCTGGGCGCTGCGCTGGGTGCGTCGCTGTCCTTGCGCGGATCGAATGGGTAGGCGCGCATGACGCTGACTTCGATCTTGTTGCGCTTCTGTCCGTCCTTCTCCCACTGGGAGTACTTCAACTTCCCTTCGACGCAGACGCGGCGACCCTTCGGGATCGAAGCGATGATCTCGCCTGTCTTGCCGAAGGCGACGCAGTCGATGAAGTTGGTGTGCTCCTTCTCGCTTCCGTCCTGTGCTCGCCACTTCTCGTTGTGTGCGATGGTGAACTTGATGGCAACGCCGTTAGGTTCCGGGTCTCGGACGAGATTGCCAATGAGGTATACGCTATTCATTTCTGCTTACGCCTTTCAATGAGGGTGTCGAACAAGTATACGGGTGCTGACAGTACTTCGATCAGCATGGCAGCCGCACAATACAGCACCGTGGCAACGATTACCACGCATGGAATTCCAATTAGGAAGAGTAGGACTTCTGTCATCAGATGTTCCCGATTGGGATGACGTTGCGGTTCTTGCTTCCGTACTCGCAGCGGTTGTAGAACTCGCACCACTGTTGGGAGCATGCCCACGTTCCGCGTGCTATCGGTGCAAACGATCCTGTCTCGCACGAGTGTTCCATCATGGACAGGATGTCATGCGCGTAGTGATGTGTTAGTTCATCTGTCCATGCCTGATCGTCGTCTCGTACTTGGATGCTTTCGATCCTGCCCGGGGTCTTCCTGCCGATGTCGACCACGTTCCATCCGCGTCCAACAACGGGGGTTTCTTGGGTTGCCGCCATGCCAGCGGCGTAAAGGGTCAACTGCTGGTCGATGGCTGCGGTGTCGTGCGTGTATGTTCCGCTGCGCTTTTTGAGTGTGGCCTTGTTGTCAACGATGATCAGACCACCGGCCTCCTCGCTCAGTTCGACGAGGTCGATGTTGCCAATCATCAGCACGTCGCTGGTGATCTCGTACTCCAGTTTGTGCTGGACGTGCTGTACGTTGGACTTTTCTGCGACGGCGGAGTACTCCCTGATCGCGCTCATCATCTTGCCCACGAGGTCGTCGTCGCCAGCGATGTCTGTCTCGTCGAAGTCGGCGTCGGGCTCGTTCCAGTACTCCAGTGCTGCGCCGATTCCAGCCTCTTCGTCTACTGGCTTGTCGTCCATGCGCTGACGCAGCATCTCGTTGGCTGCTTTGTCGAATGCGCTACCGACCTTGACGCGTCCGGGCAGTACGCCCTTGATGCCTTCGACGTAGCGATACTCGTAAGCCTTGGGGCACTGCTTGTACATCCGCATCTGCGAGTACGAGATGAGGCCCTTGTCTCCGTCGTCATTCTTCTTGGGTAGGTTACTCATCGGTAGCGATCTCCTCTAGATCCTTGATGATCTTGGCTTCGTTGTTCTCTACGAACTCGGCCGGGGTGTCCTCGGTGGGCTTGGCCTGAGCCTTGACCCACGCTTCGATGTCGCGTGCTACTTCTGGGTGCTTGGCGACCTGCTCTGCGAACAGTTCGAAGGTGGTTGCGTTGTCGTCGATGATGCCGCGAATGGTAAGAACCTGCTTGATCTTATCTCGCTTTGCTTTGCTCCATCCCTTGGCCTGATCAAGCACGGCGTCGTTCAGGGATGGGGCGGGCGCTGCGGACTCTAGATCGTTCTTGCTCCAGAGGTTGAGCGCGACACCGAAGCGCATGGCTGCATTGCGAATGCCGTCGCCGATGATCTCCTTGATCAGGTCGCCGTCGGTGCGGCGGTCGTTCGGTTCGACGCTGCCGTAACCGATGCGGTTCTGGTCGAAGATCCAGAGGCGGATCCACATGCCAATGGGCCTGCCCTCGGCGTTGCGATCAACGATGGGGCTCTTGTTTAGGTCTGTTCCTACGGGCTCCCAGTGCCAGAGCGGGTCGTGGCGAAGCAGCATCTCCGTCACGGCGGCATGACCGACGTACGAAAGATTAGTTCCACCCTTAGGCTTCGTCTCCACGAGGCTGGGGTGCGGGGTGCGCAGGTCGTCGTGAAGATTGCGCAGCGCCTTGATGCGCTCGGCATCGGGCAGGTCGGGTGCGTCAATGTATTCCGGCATTCTGTCTTCTCCTTCGGCACTCTTCGATGTGCCTGTTGATGGCGTCCCTGTTCCACATGGGGCGCTTCTTTTGTGGTGTGCTCATTACGAACAGTGGTGGTGGTACTCGGTGCCCATGGTTCGGGTGTCCGGGCTTTGGTAGGTGGACGCTGTGCTTATCGCACATGCGTCTGGCTTCGTCATAACTGATCAGGTCCGTGAAGTCCTTTGGAAGAAACTTCTCCGCTCCGTGATGATCCTTGACAACGTATCCGCTTGCTGGTCTGTCATCGCACGCGCAGTAGAACTTGTCTTCCTTCTTGTAGTACAACTTGTCTGCTGCTGAGAAGTGCTTGTAGATGTGCGGCTTCCCGCCACGGTTCTTTACCTTGGGCACGTTCATCGTGCCGCTGATGTAGACCTTAGTACTCGTCTGATTCAAAGATCAAACTCTCCCATCTCATCATCGGTCGGCGATGACACTCTTGTCGGTCAGACCTGACGTACTCGTCGGTCGGTGAGACGACCCCGTCCTTCGCCGCCCTCCGCATAACTGCGCCCATTGCTCGCGGCTCATGCGTCTTGAACTGTGGGAATGCGGTGGAGATTTTCTCCCACACGTTGTCGGTCGTGAAGAACTGCTGGTCTTCTGCGACAAGACAGCATGCAAGGTATGCCGCCTCTGCCCAGTCCGGGTCGGCGTTCTTCTCCACCCGGTCAATGGCCTCGTCTCGCGCCTGCGTTGCGGCGTTGATGCCGTGCGGAGTGTGGACGAGCGGCACCCCGTACGAGCGAAGGATGTCTTCCACTGTCATCTGCTCGTCAGACATTGTCTTTACCTGCGATGCAGACGTAGCCGTCGGCGATGCTACGCCCAATCGGAGTGATGTACAGGCTGTTCGATCCAGACGTGCTGGCTGTTACGCGGGCGTTGCCGTGGACGTGGTCTGCGATACGGCGTAGATCGATGTGCTCGCTTGGCTTGTCGATCCAGTTGACCGTCTCCTCCGGGTCAACGATAAGGACGGAGACGAGGATTGATTCGTCTTTTGCGACGAGTCCGAAGCGGGCGAGCATGTCCCGCGTCATGGTCTTGGCGACGCTGTCGATCGTGCTGACCTCGCTGGCGAACGCGCTCATGCGCTCTGCGATCTGCGCCTCGGTGTACGTCATGTCGTCCGGGTCTGGCGTGCGGTCGTAGTCGTCCTGCTCGCGAATGCGCATTGTCATGTCTTACCTCTTCCTTTCGATGATGTAGTGCTCGGTCGAACCCGAGCGTCTGATGAACGTGACCTTGCCTTTCTTGTTCATCAGGTCGTGCGCTTCGCTTGTCGTTGCGACAACGTGTTCGGTGTTGCCGATCCAGACGTAGGCGAGGCTGCCCATGTTGGGGCGGGTGATGCTAGCGGGTGTCTGCTGCATAGTCGTATGGTAGTTGAGGTTTCTTACCTCAGATGTTTGGGGTTTGTAAATCTTGGCACCCCTCTGGCCGCGGGGAAGGGGACGCTAGCCAGAGGGGGAGAGACGGCCACTTGTCTCATCAGCGGCGAGAAGGGGAGCCGCTGCCAAGTTGAGCAGGCACACCCTACCTGCGTGCGCCTATGGTAGCAGGCTTACGCGCCTGTGTCGGATCCGCCGGTGTTGCGGACTCTTCCGAACTTGCGTGCCTTCTTGAGTGCTTCCGCCATTCCCTTACGGTAGTCGACTCCGGCGTCCATGTTGACGACGATGATCTTTGACCCGTCCTTGCGGTACTTGACTGTTCCGACTTTGTCTACCTTTTTTCTTTCCATGGTCATAGCATATCACCCCAAGTTGTGTCATCGATAACGCGGTCGTCGATGTAGAGCATGTCGATCCACACTCGCTGGTATGCGCTGTGGTGGCGCTCGTCCTTGACGGAAGACTTGAAGTTATCGTAATCGATATCGTTAGCCATGGCTGCGAGCGCGTCTGCCCACTCCTTCTTGCTGCAGAGCAGGCGGTATCCGTAGTCAGCCTTCTCGTCAAGCCACCAATCAAGGGGCTTGTCAAGGACATGGGAGATGTTGACGATATCCTGCTCGCAGCGTGCGCGTACGATCAGTCCGTCGCTGTCGTCCCTGTTCTCTACTACTGAGAAGAATCCTAGTTTTGTCATTAGCCACATGGCTCTTCCTCCGGGTTCTGTCGGTAGTAGATGCTAAGCATCAGGTCGGGCAACTTCTCGTCGCCGTCCTGCGATGCCTCGTACAGTGCGCGGTTCTCCTCGGGGGTGAGGTCGTCCGCGTCGACGATCAGCATGTCGTGGGCTGCGCATCCGCCGTGCGAATGATCAGCCATGTTATACCACAATATATTCTTAGCCATCTTTTTGTTCCTTCCTGTCGGGGTGTTGACCACCCCCGCCCGAAGTGATGGATAGGCGGGCGGGGGTGGATTCGGTTAGGCGGCGAGCGCCACTGCCACGCTGCGATCCTTCAGCGTGGTGGTCTGATTGGCACCGAGCAGGTTCTTGTCGATGAACTTGTCGTCGGAGCGGTGGTTCTTGCTCCAGTCGACGTACTCAGCGACGGCCTGCACGAAGCCCCACTTCGTGTGCTTCACGTTGGCGAGGTTGTCCACGTCCCATGCGGCGTGGATCGCCTCGCGCGTGTTCTGTGCGATGGTCAGCCCGCGCGTGGACTCGTCGTCCTTCGGAGTCGGGAGCGGGACGAGCATCTCCAGCATGCGGTCGAACGAGATGCGGTTGATCGGCTGTGCGATGAGCGTGTCGCCGAGCGTCTGCAGTTCGTCGAAGTAGGCGTTGCTGAAGCCGAGCATGTCACGCGCGTCGCGCACCTTGTCGGTCACGTTCGGCGTGTGCCTGCCCTTCCACATGTTCTTGGCCTCTTTCATGCTCCACTGTAGCGTGTTCTGGCAGACCACGCGGATCGGCGTGGTGTACACGCTGAGTGCGGTGTTGCCGTCGTGCCCGTTGCAGAGGGTGACGTAGGGGTCGATGCGCTCGTCGGGGTCGCCGCCGATCAGGATGTCCCTGTTCAGGCGGGCGAGTGCCCAGATCTTGCGCCCGTTGTAGAGGCTACCGGCGGTGTGGTAGTGCGCGTCGCCCTTGCCGATGATCTCGTCGAAGAAGTCGAAGGCGTCGACGTTCTGGATCACCTTGTAGTGCGGGGTGACGATGCCGAGCGCCTCGCCCGTGTCCATGCGGACGTTCGCGACCTTGTTCGGGATGGGCGTGGTCGTGTCGGGCATGTCGTCGCCGTTCGGGATGTGGACGTGGATTTCGTGCTGCTCCACCGTCCAGTCCAGACCGGCGAGACGGATGGCCTCTGCGCTGGTGACCACGTCCTCGTCGATGACGGTGCCGAGGCGGTGCCATGCTGGCTCGCGGTTTCCGTAGAACGCCTTGTCGTGCTCCATGATGCCGTGGCTCATGTCGTGCTCCCTTCTGTTGGTGTACCCATAGTGTGGCACAAGATTGTAGGTTGTTTTGTAAATACTTTGTGAGTATTTACCGGGGAACCGCGCACCTTCGTCGGCTGATTACTCAGGTCTAACCATCCTGATTTGACCCCGTGGTTAGCGGGTCGTGGTTCCCTTGGGATGAGCCGCCTCTCCGGAGGGCGGCGGGACTTTAGCGCTTTCGCGTCGATCCCTTTTCATCCGCAGACACCCCCGTCGTGGCGGGTGTTTCGTCCGGCGCTCATCAGTGCGGGATGCCGGAATGTTTCGTGCTAGTCCTCTTCGACGTGCGTCACCTCTGCGTCGTAGTACTCCACCTCTGTGTCGATGGAGTCGTAGTGGCTCACATCGATGGTGTCGACACGTCCTAGCGCCTCGTCGCGGGCGTCGTCCTTTCCGTTCGCCTCCACCTGAAAGGTGATCCTGACGGGAACGCTGACGGTCACGTTGTACGTTTTCGTGAGGCTGATGCCGACGAGGTCGCGGACGATACCGGCGCGCTCGTCGTTGCCGTCGGCCCAGTTGCGGAGGTCGTCGATCCAGTCCGCCTCGCAGTCCTTCGCGAAGGGTGCGAAGACCTCTTCGATCAGGCTGCGGAGCATGCCGATGGTGTCGTCCTTGCGCATGCTCCCCTCCTTGAGCAGGTGGATCCTACCCTTGAGCAGTTCGATATCTCCGCGGAGAACCTCCGGATCGGCGGTGTCGGTGGTGGTGGTGTCGGTGTCGGTCATGGTGTAGATCCCTTCTCGTGGTGTACTTACAGTGTGCCACAAGATTGTGGCTTGATTTGTAAATCCTTTGTAAGGATTATTCTGCGTCGTCCGGGTAGTCGTAATCCCCGGCGTACTCGTTACGCATCGCCGTACTGTGCGCCTCGGTGATGAGTCGGCGCAAGAACCATATATCCTCTCGGCTAAAAAAGTCGTATGAACTGAGGGATAAAGCGGTCAGTCCGTCGATAATGGCGGCCATCTCTCGGATGGTCAGTGTGTCAGCGATCACGTCGCTGCGCTTCTCTGTACTCATGTGCACCCCTTCTCTTGGTGTAATCACAGTATGCCACAAGATTGTGGCTCTAGTTGTAAGGATTTTGTAAGGATTACGCAGCCTGCAGGAACCCGTGCCGCGTACCCTTCTGCCCCCGCATGCGCCCCTTCGCGCGAAGTCCTACGATCACGCCGCCCGGGTCAGCGAATCGGAGGTCGTGCGCATCGCCATCGACCACGGTGTACGTGTCGCCCCATGGTGCCTGCCACGTTGCGGGCAGGGGTGCGCCCTTGCGGGTGTCGAAGACTACGGCGACCCTGTAGCCCGCGTCTAGGTAGCGTCGTGCTGCTACGCCATCGCCGCCGGGATACGAATACGTCACGTCGATGCCGTGCTCGGGCGCGTCCGGCTTAGGCCGCTTCGTGTAGTCGTACAGGACGCAGCCCTCCGCTAGCGCGTGCGCGATGATCTCCGGGTGCCTCTGGTGCCACACGATATCGGACGTACCGTTCAGGCGTAGGGCGGGCGTCAGGCCGTGCCGTCGCGCGTTGCGTGCGTGCGCGGTGATCTCCCGGCGTAGCCGTACGCTGAACCCTTCCGGGTCTAGGATCATCGCCGCCGTGCGACGAATCCGGCTAGCCTGAATCTGATTCCACCCGGACGCGTCAAGGGCGATGCCTCCCCGGCCTGAAGTGTTCAGGCACCCGGCGGTGCACGCGGTGCTAGCCCACGGGCACACGTTCGCGCCAGACATAGTGGCCGGTGCGAGGTGCAGGACGGCGGGCAAGTAGCCCATATCCGCCGCGCCCTTCGCAACCTTCGGATTTGTCGTGGTGAGAAGGCTACCCGCGCCCTTCACCGGGTAGTACTCATCGACGGCCGCTACCGTAGCCGCGACGGCACGCGTCACAAGATTGGAATACGTCATGTCGAACCCCCTTCGTTCGGTGTAATCACATTGTGCCACAAGATTGTGGCCAAGATTGTAAATAGTTTGTAAGGATTTCTACGGGCTGAGTAGTCCGGCCGCCTTGGTCTCCCTGCGCCACTTCGCGGCCGCGTTACTGTAGTCCTGATACAGGCTATGAATGGTGCCCCACGCGTGCAGACTCATGGTCTCGCCGAGCACCTCCTCGGTGTAGCCCAACTTCGACATAGCGTCGCATGCCGCATCCATCGCATCTAGCGCCCGGTTCAGCGCGTACGCGGCCTCTCGGTATTCCTTCGTGATCATCCTGCACCCCTTCTATTGGTGTAACCACACTATACCGCACCCGAACGGTGCAGTTTGTAAGGATTTTGTAAGGATTCGAACACACTCGCCGGGCCTAAACGCGGGCACACTTCTCCCTTCCTCCTGCCCTCCGGGCGCACACCGAACCGCCTAGCCAATCCAAAGGGGAGCGCCGGGAATCGAACCCGGCAAGGCCAGCCACCCCCCACGCGCCTACCCGATGCGTAGCACCCGGCACGCCTCTCGCGCCTGCTCGCGCTCCTCGGGCGTCAGCACCTCCCCCGCCTTCAGACGCGCCACGAACGCCGCTAGACGCTTCTCCGCCGGACTCATGCCGCCACCGCCATACGCGCCGCACGCTGCGCCCACTTCTCCCGGGATCCCTCACGATACCCGCCACGCTTACCGTGCTGCGACTTGCCAACCGGCCGCGCCTTGCACGCCCACGCGGGCACCCGCGCGTCAGGCAAAACCGTGACCGTGAATACGCGGCCATCGATCACGCGGAACCCCGCACCCGCAGGCACCGGCACGCCGTCACGCTGAACGCCCACGAACCGGCCACCCGCACCGCGCAGCATCACGCCGCCACCAAAGGCGGCCACCCCCGTGGGGGCGATCATGCCGCCACCTCCCGCGCAATGCGAGCACGCCCAGCGATATAGCCTTCCCGCAACGCACCACGCAACGCCTCCGGCGCAACCTTCCCCCGGCCGCTGATGCAGAGACCATCGAAGAACGGCAGGCCATCACGCTGCCAATCCTCCTCCGAATGCCCAGCATGGTCAAAACCCAAGTGCCACGCCTCCCATTCCAACCCAGTGTAATCGATCATCGTGCACCCCTTCCGTTTGGTGTAGCCACACTCTAGCACACCCCAACCCCCCCAAAGTAAACCTTTACAGAATCCTTACAACCCCAACCCGCGGAGGGGATGAGAAGGTACGCGCGCGCGACGCCTGCCCGCCGAGCGAGAACCCCACCCGACGCGCCCGACCGCGTACCCATCCTCGGGCTTGTTTTTTTGTGGGTAAGAAGATTGTGTAGGCTGCTTCTTGCGTTGATTGGATGGGTTTTCTTTGCCCCTCCCTAGCCTTTTGGCTAGCCAACGTCCGTTTAGCGTGCTTGTTGTCCCTGCACGATCCGACCTGTCCGTTTCCGGGGTGTGGTCTGGTCGTCTGATGGCGATCCGTGGTGCGGTGTTCGCGTCAGTGCTCCGACTAGGCGTGCTGGTTCTGTGTGCTTGACCCTTGAGCGAGGGTTGTTGCGTTGTTGTTTTAGTGTAGCGCGTCTTTGCCATGTCGATGATTCTTTTGTGTGTGTACATTGCACTGTGTGTATGTCGTGTGTATGTACATGTTCGACATATCGTGCATTTGTTCGATTTTTCGTGTATTGTCACGATAATGAAGAAGCAGATGCGTACATACGGTATGTACGAAGAAGAATTGCGCCAGTTTAACGAGGCTCAGACCATTCGTCGCGGAAAAAAGAAGGATGGTTATCCTCCTTCGTATTTTGCTGATGCGTTTGAGTACACGCAGCCGAGGCGTAATAGTCGTGGTTGTGGCGACGTAACCGTTATTAACCAGAACACTGGTGAGGTAAAGAAGGTTCCGGCTGATGAAGTCACGCGTGTGTATCAGCATTATCGTGGACAGGCTGGTGGACGCTATGCTTTGCGTACAGATCGTATTGATCTAGCCGAAGAAAGCGCGTAATGGTCAGCGAAGAAACGGAAGAGAAGTATTTTGGCGAGGACGCTAAGCGCAGCATCCTAGAAATGGCCAAACGACCTATTGCTCTGCTGACTATTGCCCAGTCGCATGGCATTCCACCGTCCACGCTTGCTAATCGCGTAGAAGAAGAAGACGAGTTTGCCCTCGCGTTTCAGAAAGAACGAGCAAACATCCAGTCAAAGATCATTGATCAGGTGATGGAGAAGGGCGATGGTGATTGGCGCATGTGGTTCCAAGTCGCAGAGCGCCTATTTCCCAGTGGTTACGCCAAAGAAAAAGCCAACACTATTAAGATTGAGGCTTCAGCGTTTGATTGGAACCAGTTGGGCCGCTTGACGGAGAAGGATCTTCCGAAGCGCGAAGTCAAGCACATCGAAGCAGAAAGCGTAGAAGTCGATGGTTGAACCATTCGACACGAATCGCGACCCGGGCGACGAGCAACCGCCCACTAAGGGCAAAGATTATTACCTCGTACTAGACGAAAACGGATGTCTGGATATCCCAAACGATCAGGAAACTGATGTCTCGTCAAATTGACGCACAAGAAAAACGCCGCAAACCCAAAGCCGGATCCAAAGCACGACTCGTCAACGATCTTCCAGAAGACCAGTTTGACCTCCGAAAAAAAATTCTTTTGGATCCGGATTGGATTTATCCCAATCTTCTCGGAATGCAGCCGTGGAGCAAACAGTGGGAAGTAATCCGCAGCGTCAGAGACAATAAGCGCACGGCTGTGCGCTCTTGTCACGGCTCTGGCAAGACGGCCATCGCGGGTGCCGTCGTCCTAGAGTTTATGCTACAAGGGCCATGCCGAGTCATCACTACGGCTCCAACGTGGTCGCAGGTCGAACAGTTGCTCTGGCGAGAGATCGCGCAGCGTCATCGACATATTGACCCCGCCTTCGGAAAACTCTTCAAGACGCAACTTGAAATAGCCCCAGACTGGTTTGCCATCGGACTCTCCACTGATACTCCGGAGCGTTTTCAGGGCCACCACGCCCCCAGAATGCTGCTGGTAGTTGATGAGGCGAGTGGTGTAGATGACGCTATCTACGAAGCCTCGGAAGGATTCCTTACCGCCGAAGGCGCACGCGTCCTCCTTATCGGAAACCCGACCCGTACTGCTGGAACGTTCTACCGAGCGTTCAAACCAGATTCTGGATGGCATAGAGTACACATTAGCGCATTCGACACGCCGAATTTTACGGGCGAAGAGGTACACGAAAACGCAGCACGCGCCCTCGTCACACCAGAATGGGCAGCAGACGCAGCAACACAGTGGGGAATAGACTCGCCCGCCTACAAAATCCGCGTACTAGGAAATTTTGCGGAAACAACAGGCCGCCAATTCTTCCAATTCCTACAGAACCTCGCCTATACCGACCCCAAGAAGAAGGGGCGCATGCTGGGCCAACCCGTAAAAGGTGGAACCGTCCGCTTCTACGACGACACAAGCGGCCCAATCAAGATCTATCATCACCCAGTCAAAGATCGACGCTACATCGTCTTTGCCGACGTAGCCGGAAGTGTTACAGAAGACAATTATCAGGCCCGCGTAACAAATTATGACTCAACTGATGGCTCTGACTACGCCGCCGCAGTCGTAATTGACGCAGAAAACGGTCAAATCTGTGCCGAATACCACGGACGCCCAGCACTAGACGAGTACGCAGAAGAACTAGGCCGCATCGCACACACATACAACAAGGCACTACTAGCCGTAGAGCGAAACAGCATGGGACAAGCCGTCCTACTCATGCTAACCACAACATACAACTACCCAAACTTGTACAGGCCAAGGCATATGAACAGCACAATGCCATCAATGGACAAGAAAATTGGCTGGTCTACCAACTCTGCTACTAGGCCACGCATGCTTAGCGCACTACAAGCCCAGATCCGTGATCATCCAGAAACAATCTGCAGCGAACGCCTAATTGACGAGTTGCGCACGTTTGTATACGACAAGCGTGGACGCGAAGGCGCTGATTACGGGTGCCACGACGACATGGTAATGGCCGCTGGCGGAGCATTCGCCGTTATGCAAGAAACGATGTACAAGCCAATTGACCTCAGGCCGCAGCGGCGTAGCAGATCTACTACAACCATCACAAAACGCGCACCACGCGTCTGATAAAGTTAAAATATGTCTGAAAGTACTCCAGCATGGCAGCGCAAAGAAGGAAAGAATCCTTCTGGTGGTCTAAATGCTGCTGGACGCGCGGCGTACAACAAGGAGAATCCCGGAAAGCCGGGCCTAAAGCCGCCAGTAAAGCGTGCGCAGGCAGCGCGTTCTCCACAGCACGCTGCTCGTAGGCGTTCTTTCTGCAGTCGCATGAGTGGTATGAAGAAAAAGTTGACCAGCGCAAAAACAGCAAAAGACCCTAACAGCAGGATCAACAAATCGTTGCGTGCGTGGGACTGCTAGTCCGTAATAGTACTGATATACTTTTAAACTATGTCGGGAAATCTTCCACCTACGAATTATCAGAAGTTGGTTGCAAAACTTCGTGCTCGTGGAGTCCGCGATCCGAAAGCCCTTGCTGCTAGCATTGGAAGAAAGAAATACGGCAAAGCAACTTTTCAAAAAATGGCCGCAGAAGGCCGGAGGAACAAGTAATGGCAACTCGCCCCGCCCCGGCCAGCCGCAACAAGAGCGGTAAGGCTGCAAACAAGAAGACTGTCGCGAACATGAACAAGATCAACAAGACTGTTCAGTCCGCAACGAACAAGATGGGCGCTCGCCCGTCTGCCGTTAAGAACTTCCTTAAGAAGTATTCGCAGGGGATGCGATAATGGCCATCATGCCGCCCGCTGAAGGCGCTCCGATGCCCGGCCCCGCTATGGGCGCTCCCGGTATGGAGCCCGCGCCCGCTGCGCAGATGATGGCCCCGCTTGCAATGCTCGCTCAGCAGCAGCAGCAGGCAGTTGCGGCCCAGCAGCAGCAGCAGATGATGATGCGCGAAGCAATGAAGCAGCAGATTCTGCGCCTTGTCAGCATGATGCCGATGGCGAATCCCGCTGGTGTCGCTGCTCGTACTGAGCCGCTTCCTCCGTCGATGGGAGAGAACGATATGTCTCCGGATGAGAACGAGAACGCCATGGGTGACATGGCTGAAGATCAATCTGAGGAGATGATGTCGTAATGCCTATCAACAATTTTCAAGCCAAAGACGCTTCGCTACCGTCGTACACTCGCGCAGTAGCAATTACCGCAAACGATTCGACTGATCTTGTTGAAACGACACGCGCAATTGTTGTTGATCACGCTTCGTCTCAGCATGCTAACGTGAGCGTTATTCTCAAGGATGACACTGCTGCTGTGACAATTCCGATTCGCGTTGGTCTTGCTTTCCCGATTCGCGCAACGCGCATTCGCGCGACTGGCACCAATGCTAGTTCGATTGTTGCTCTATACTAAATCTTGTGATTGAAGGCGACCAGAGAGAACTACTCGTACGCTTTAACAAGTGCTTTGATGCGGCTAAAGCGCCCCATCAGACACGCGTAACAAAGTACGAGAAGTGTGACGACGCGTACAACGCTGTCCTGCGTCCCCGCGATGACGATTGGCAGAGCGACCTTCACCCTCCGTACGTTATGCAAATCGTGGAGTTGCTTGCCAGCAACATGATTGACGAGAATCAGCGGGCCAAGGTACTTTCCTCGCAGCCCGCTAACGACGAGTCCGCCAATCTGCACGAGCACCTGTTGAATCAGCAGCGCGAGGCTGATCGATATGGCGAGAAGTTGGTTCCATTCGTACTACAGGCCCTAATCCGTGGCTTCACGGTTGCCAAGGTTACATGGCGCGAAGAATGGCGCAAGGTAAAGCAGCGTGATTTCCAGCCGTCGCCGTTTGGCTCGCAGATGATTGGAAAAGTTACGGAGACTCGTGTCCCGTATCGTCAGCAGCCCGGCTTTGTCGTTATTGACGCTAAGCAGTTTTTGTGGGATCCGACGGCGTCGTCCATTGATGATGCTGCTGATGTTTTTCACATTACTTACGAGACTAAGAAGAGTCTTGAGAGAAGTGGTATTTACGAGAACATTGATCAGATTGTTGCTGGCGCTTCGTCCGAGTTTGAAGGGACGAACCCCAATAAGCGCAAGGGACGTATTGAGGTCATTGAGTGGTGGCGTCGTGAGGGCGACGAGATTTACCTGACGACTGTTGCCAATCGCGGAACGATTATCCGCGACGAGTGCAGTCCGTTCTGGCATGGCGAGTTCCCGTTCGTAACGGCGTCTCCGATGCCTAGCCTATTTGAACTTAGCGGCCACAGCGTTGTTGAGATGATTGCCGATATTCAGGCAGCATTGTGGGAAATGCAGAATCATCGCATCGACAATACTCGCTTCATGTCGAACGCTGCTGTCTTTGTTGACCCGTCTGCTGAACAGCAGGATTTTCGCCTTATGCCGGGCGGCATTCTTCGCGCCCGCCCAGATCAGATCCAACCGTGGCAGCCGAACACCAGTATCATTGCGCCCACGGTGCAGGCTGAGGAATTGCTGAAGGGTGATTTGCAGAATCTCAGCGGCGCTGTGGCGTACTTGAGTGGTGCTTCTAACTCGCAGATTGATCAGACCACCGCTACCGGTGTAAGCATCATTCAGAACATGGCAACTAAGCGCATTATGCGCATGAAGCAGCAGATCCTGTTTGCGCTCAAGCGCGTCGGCGAACAGCAGATTGCGCTAAATCAGCAGTTGCTTCCCCCCAATGTTGCAATTCGTATTGATCGTGGCGCTGCCGGTATTGAGTGGAAGGCGGCCAACCCGGCAATGCTGCAAGGCAAGTACGAGTATGTTGTCGAAGACGCAGCAGAATCCCTTATTCGTCAGGAGAAGCGAGCCGAAGCACTGGCTAAGGCTAATTTCCTGACTGCCAATTACATGCTTATGCAGCAGGCTGGCGTCACTCTTGACCTGAGGAAGGTCGTTGAGGATGTCACCGAAGCGTTTAGCGAGGAGCCCACCAAGTACTTTAAGGAAGAGGCTCCCGCTCCGATGCCCGCCCCGCAACTGGTCGGCGGTGGAGGGGCGGCAGCGGCACCGACACCCGAAGCGATGGCTGCTGGGGGCGGACAGGGCGGTATGCCTGTTTCTGCTCCTGAGGCTGGCGCTGAGGCCGGTGCCGCTGTGCCGCCTCCTGAGGCCGCATGAGCACACTTCTTGACTCTATTCTGAGTCAGACAAGTTGGATTGCCGTAGAGGAAGAGTTGCAGATCCGGAAGGATTTGCTTTTGCGGCAAATGGTGTACGATAATCTTAGTTACGAGGATTACTTGCAACTAAGTGGCGAGATCAAAGGACTTGATTTCGTTCTCAAACTAAAGTCAAGGAGACTTACCAGTGTCTGACGATGACATCTTCATGGAGACCATCCGAGCGGCTAACGCCGAAGAGGATGAGGGCGACCAGCCCATTGAAGAAGAGGCCCCTGTTGAGGAAGAGTTCGTAGAGGAAGATCCCCGCGTTTTTGCTGGCAAGTACCAGTCGGCTGATGATCTTGAGAACGCGTACCTTGAATTGCAGCGCAAGTTCCACGAGTCGCGCCAGCCTGACCCTGAGCCTGAGGTACAGCAGCCTATTGCTCCTGCGTACTTTGGTAGCGAGCCTTCGACTGAGGCTGAGGTTGTTTCGTTTGCTGAGCAGGATCCGACAAACGCAGCGATGTGGGTTATCAACAATGCTGATCGTCTTCCCGATGATCTTGCAAACGCTGTGCTTGAGCATTGGTGGGCGCAGAAGCCGTGGGAGGCTACGCAGTACTTCATGGAGCAGCGTCTCGCTTCTGAGCGCGAGCAGTTGTCGGACATGACGATGCCGCTTGTTGAGCAGCACGAGCGTGCCGTCATGAGCGAAGCGTACGACATGATCGTTGACGCCATCCCAGATTACGATGAGTATCAGGCTCGCGTTGAACAGTTTATTGACGAGCGAGACGTTAGCGGAATCATTCCCATTGGTAGCGAAGGAGACCCGGTTGCGCTCGCCGAGGGAATTGGTACAATTGTAGGGATTATCAAGTGGCAGGAATATCAAACTGCCATGCGTAATCAGGGGATGATTGTCCCCGATCAAGAAGCCCCTCAGGCTCCCATGGTCAGCACGCGGAACACTACGAGTCCGGAGGATCTTGGAAATGATGAGATGGACGACTTGATTCGGAACATGATTCTCAACGCCTAAGCGGGCCGCTTGACCAGAGCGACACCCCGACAAGGGTTTTCGACCAGAAAACAGAAAACTCAAGTCTAAACAAGGAGAAGTAACAGATGGCTGTTACCATTCTTTCGGGTGTCGCTGACGACGCTGACATCCTTCAGGCCCGCCGTGTCGTTGACATGGATCCTGTCATCAAGCAGTTGGAGCCGGACGACGCTCCGTTCACCGTGATGCTTTCGCAGACTTCTTCGCGTCCCGCGAAGTCGCAGAAGGTTGAGTGGCTGTCGGATCAGTTGGTTCCCCGCCTGACCACGCTCGCCGTTGCCGTCCTCACGGCCGACACGACGATCACGGTTGCTACTGGCACTGGCGATTACTTCCGCGCCAACGACATTCTGCGTCTTGCCAATGGTGAGAACGTTCGTGTCACGTCGGTCGCTACCGATGTCCTCACGGTTGTCCGCAGCATCGGCACGGTCGCCGCTTCGGGCGTTGCAATCAGCACTGACGTTATCAAGATCGGTAACGCTTCGGCTGAGGGCGCAACGCTTGGCACCATCAAGATGACGCAGCAGGTTGCTAACTACAACTACTGCCAGATTCAGCGTGATCCGCTTGGATTCACCAAGACGCTGGAGGCTTCGGATCTGTACGGTGGCAAGGAGCCGCAGTACGAGGCGAAGCAGAAGATGATGGAGCATCGTCGCCAGATTGAGAACACGCTGTTCTTTGGTCAGCGCGACATCACCACGGCTGGCTCGCCGGTCGGCTACTGCGGTGGCCTCGTGGAGTTCATCTCCTCCAACATCACGACTGTCGGCGGCAACCTGACGGAGAGCGGCTTCGCGACGTTCCTCCGCACCGGTTTCCGTTACGGCTCGCGCAACAAGGTCCTGTTCGCGTCGCCGCTGATCGTGTCGGCTCTGTCCTCGTTTGCGCAGAGCAAGTTGGCCCCGCCGTCGTCCGACGTGAAGTCGTACGGTGTCTCCCTTCAGGAGTACCGTGGTGCTAACGGTGGTACCGTCAAGATCGTTGAGAAGCGTGACTGGCTGGACTACTCTACCACCAGCAACCAGATCGGCTCTTGGGCCGTGCTGGTCGACATGGACGACGTTGTCATGCGCCCGCTGCGCAAGACGGCTCTTCTCCCCAATCGTCAGGCTCCGGATGCGGATACGACGATTCAGGAGTACCTGACCGAGTACTCGCTGCAGGTCGGCGTTGAGCAGAACCACGCGATCCTGCGCGGTGTGACGGGCTACTAAGCCAACATTCCACCTACGGGTGGTCTTCGGGAGCCTCTGGCGCTACAATCTAATTTGTAGTGTCAGAGGCTCCTTTGTCTTACAGAAAGAGAGAAACCCAACATGCGTTTCGTTAGCCGCTCCGCTAACTACACCCTCATCGCACGCGGCGAGGCTGAGTATGATGTTTTTGAGACTGCTGAAGGAACGATGATTCCTCGCACTGTCAAGAAGCCGCCGCTGATCATTGAGTTCAAGCACGGCATGGCATACCCCGACGAGACGTATGCGGCAATGCTGCACTGGTCTGGCGCTCCGACTAATCGCACAGACCCTGAGCGCGTTGATGGGCACGGCGTTTCTGTACCCGACATTTTTGGCGCTGTCCCTTATCAGCGTGGCGTTATGATTCAGGATGGCGTTGGACGCATCATGGGTGTCAGTAATCCTGCTCGCCCTCAGTACAACTTTAGCCTGTTTGATAGCGAGTGGATTGCGGACGCAGACGACCGCAAGGAGGCGGAGGATGCTCTGCTGAAGAACTCTGATAACGGAGTTTGGTACGTCAAGGTTGACGCGCTTGAGGTTGCTCCTCCGTGGCCGAACTACAATAAGATCCGCGCCAAGAAGGGCATGACGGTCGCTGAGACAATTGCCGCGAAGTGCGACGAGGATGGGTATAGCGTTGCTGAGGTTCTCGCTTATGAGAAGGCGCACGCTAATCGTCCCGCTGTTGTGGCTGCGCTAGAGGCACTTGGCACTGAGAAGGCTGTTCAGGCTGAAGAGTCCGAGGCTCTTGAGGTGGAGATCGTCTAATGATTGGCGTTCCGATCACTGCCCACGCTGAGGAAACCGCCGATATCGTGCATGGCGAGGATCAGTCCACGATCAAGTGGTACATTGATCAGGAGGGTTTTGATCGGATTCGGGCGGGGATGGCTTGCAGTCATTGTCTTGAGCCATTCCCCGCTCCGCCTAGCATTCGCACTACCGCTGTTTGGCGCGAGCATGCGCACCATTACAGTGGCATTCGCACCAAGGACGAGTTGCTTGACCTTGTTGTCAAGGGGCGGTGCCCGATCTGCAAGAGCGAGGTTTCTAACGAGATGGTCGAAGTCAGCCATCGTGGCAAGGACGAGTTTGAGCCCACGGATGGTGCGTACTAATGGCGACTTTTTCTGACCTAAAGACTCGTGCGCAGAACATGGCGCTAACTGAAGACGAGGCGCTTGCTGGCGTTTTTGTCAATGACGTGTACCGTGATCTTGTTGTGCAGGCGCAGTTGAAGTGCACTAATTCAACAGAGACGCTTACGCAGGGTCAGAACCTGTACACGTTTTCTGGGTTTGGAATTACTGATCTTGGAATGATTCAGTACATTGTTTACCGCGCTCAGGGACAAACGGATGGCTATATTCTTGAGCCATCTGATCTTGAAAGTGTTCTTCAGTTGTCGTCAACTAATCCGACCGGCTATCTTCGCAAGTACGCGCTGCAAGGTTTGGACAATCTGTATGTGTGGCCATCGTCGCAAAGTACTGGTGACGTGCTGATTATCTATTACGCTCAGAACCCAGCAGATATGGTTGTTGCTGGTGACGAGCCGTCTGTTGTGCCAAGCCAGTGGCAGCACATGATCAGTGTTGGCGCAGCATCGCGCCTTGCTGACGCAGTCGGAGAAGACGTTCCGCTTGCTCAAGCGCTTCAGAATCGTTACGAACTCATGTACGCCATGTTTGTCAAGTGGGTCAAGGGCCGTCAGGGTCGTGGCACGCAGATGATGAGCAGTGGTTACACGCGTTCTACTGGTATGCCTCCGCACGATAGAAGCGCGTACTACTCCAATCCCGGTAATTACTAATGGCGGGCGCTAGCCGCTGGGCCGAATACTCCGACTTTTCTGGCGGAGAAATGAGCGACATTAGCGCCTCCCTTATCCCCGATAATGGCCTGCTCTATGCTGAAAATGTTTTTACGGATAAGTCTGGGCGCGTAACAAAGCGCGGTGGCATTCGTAATTTTCTTCAGAGCGCAAACTCTAATTACTTTAGTTCACTTGGAACTTCTGACGATTCGGAAAACGCAACGCTCCAGCGAGGATACGCATCTCGCATTTCGTCCAACAAAGTAATCCTTGATTCTTTTGAAATTGGCGTTGGCACAATTGGTGCCCTTAATACGGGAACGGTTTCAACAAACAATGATGTTGGTTCGTACGCGTCCGGGCTCATTGGTGAATCGTTTAACACGTTTGGCATTTGTGGGTTCCCTGTTGCTGAAAATTCCACGACACTTGGGGCGACATATAACGCGCTGCCATTTGTTTGGGCTGGCGGTGCCGATGCAAATGTAGGAAACTACACAACGACAAGCAGCGGAACCGCGACGTTTAAGGCCAACGATTCTAAGATTCAGTTTTCTACACTCGCGGTGTATAACATTTTTAAAGCGACAAGTATGGCTGGCCAGTTTTTCTATGCAACGACTGGTGCGGGAACAGGCCAGAACGAATACGTTGGCAAGATTGTTTCTCAGGACGATACGAACTTTACGATTACCGTGACTCCTACGCCGAAGAATGCTTTTGTCGCAACGTATTATTCTCGTTCGACAACGTTTGGTATGGGTGGTGCGAACTTTGAGAGCGGTGGTGGCGCTAGGCCAATGGGCGCTAACGCTGGCGTAATCCATCAGAATCGTGTTGTTTGTGCCACTCAGGCAGTAAGCAACTACACGTCACTTTCGGCTTTTACTCAACCAACATTTTCGCAGGTCGATGCTCGCGCAAACACCATTATGTGGAGTTCAATCACGGGCGAGGGCGCTACTGCGGTAAACACCAAGTCTGATGGGATGCTTGGTCTTCTCTATGCTGGTTGGCCAAAGAGTCAAACGCTAACGCTTGATACCGCTGGAATCACGGGCATTGTAAGTCTTGACGCAAATAACCTTATGGTTTTGTGTGTGGATAAGATTCTGATGATTAGCGGTACTCTTGGCACGGTTCTTCCTGCTGCTGGTGTAAACACGAACTCTGTAAACATTCGTACGCTTTCTACGAACATTGGGTGCGCGTACCCGAAGACGATCCAGAAAACTCCGAAGGGTGTGATTTTTTCTGACCTGAACACCGTCTATATCACTGACGGTTCGGATTTCGTCAATCTCATGGATGCAAAAGTTCAGTTCTCGTACGGGTACTTTTCTAGCACTGTTGGTATCTACGGCGCTGATTTCCCCTGCGGGTCTGCCATTATCCTCAACAACTACTACGTCCTATTTACCAAGTATGGCCTTGGCTGGATGTGCGATCTTTCAAATAGTTTTTCTTGGACAAGAGTTAAGGCAACTAAATCCGCGTCACCGTACTTTACGACGTTCGGTGTTGGGATTAATGACCCAACTGGTAGCGGACGCGTATACGCACCGTCGGTTCAAGTCGATTCTGCAAATCCGGATCCTGCAAGTGGTTCTAGGATTTGTCGTGTTGACACGATAGTTCTTCCGGACGCGGCTTTTGCATCTCCAGTTCCTGCTGGGTATACAAACGGATCAGACCCGGACACAACAATCAGGGTAAACTGCAACGTTATTACTAAGTCGTACACGTTTGGGTCTTCTGCGATGAAGCGTTTTCAGAAGATGGTATTTACTGGTCAGAACAGCGGCAATACGATTGTTACGCTCAAGAGTGGGCTTGACCCGGACGTTATGTCTTATGACGGGTCTTTTTATCTTGGAACTGTTTACTACAATAGTCAGCCATCTGTTCGGAAGGATCTGCGCGGGACAGCACCGCCGGGACTCGCTGGGAAAAAGATTACAAACGTTGGGATGGCGTTTGGTTTCCAGACAGGATTTACCGGAGCAACCGTTGGAGACTCGTTCTGGATTGACAAGATTTCGTTTAACTTTACCCCGACAAGGCAGGGCAGGGTTAAGCGCTAATGGCCCTTGACGATAGCAGTATCGAAGCCACACGGATTGCGCTAAGCGGCGCTGGCCCAATCCCTAACGCTGTCCTCTACAACAATGCTAAAGACCTAGCCGCTGCTATGAAAGCGGCAGGCGTCACGTTTGGTGGAACGTCTGATCCGCTTCCGATTGGCTCTGTTGTTGCTTATTCTGGAGCGACGATTCCGACTGGGTATCTGGATGCGGATGGTTCTAGCCAGTTGCGAGCATCCTATCCTGATCTCTTTTCTGCTATTGGGACGACGTATGGGCCCGGTGCGGTTCCGGGTACGACGTTCGCACTTCCGAACTTTGTTGGAACGTACACGAACTTCATCATTAAGGCGACGGCTGCGGCTGCTAGTACGACAGTGGTTAGTGAGACGCTCATTGCGGTGCCTCTGGGCTCGCTCCAGTTGTATGCGGGTAGTGTGTATCCGACTGGTTGGCTACGCGCTGACGGGGCTGCTATTGGCCGCGCAACGTACGCAGGCTTGTTCGCGATTATCGGAACAACGTACGGCGCTGGAG